GGATGCCCATATCTTTTACGATGCGATCAATCGTGAACACCACGTCGGAGCCGGGCGCGAAAACAAAATTGCGAATGGCGTTATCCTGGAAGATGTAGCCAAGATCGCCGCCCGCGACGCCGCGCACCACGCCGCCGTCCGGCAAGTCTTGATAGTCGCTCGAATTTACGCCCGAAGTCCAGTTCGTCGGATCGTCCAAGCCGCTCCATTGAATGCGGAAGGGATTGCTAGCAAGGCCGCCCAACAGCACGAAGCGGTTGACGATGGCCACATAAGACGCATAGGGCGGTGAGCCTGGGAGGTTCGCGAAAGCCGTGCTCGACGTGATGTCGTAATACTGCGGCGCATCGTTCGGCTGGAGCGCTATGACGTAGTTGTTGAACTGGACGAACCGCCAAAGCTGGCCAGATTGACAGCCGGTATAACCGCCCGATTGAGAGACCAAAGACCACGCGAGCGTGGTGTTATTCAGAATGTAAAGGTTGTTCGCGGTCGCCGCGAAGATGATCACTGAGCCGTCAGTTTTGACCGCGAAAAAGGCACCATAGCATTGACCGGGGAGCGTTTGCGTGAACGCCTGGAAACTCAAAAACGGCCCATAGCCATCGCCGCGCGCCACGACGTTTTGAAGCTGATCGGTGTAGAGCGCATTTAGATCGCTGATGTCGGGTCGATAGTCTCCAAACGGAATGACGGTCATCAGAATTCCATGGCCCGAACGTATCCGGCCCCCTCTTGCGTCATTCGTTTGGTCTTTTCGCGAAGGCGCATCAGCGCGGCCCCTGCTTGGCCGCCAATGGGGTTTCCATCGCGGTCTAGCGCCCCGCCGCCCATGCTGCGCTCCATGTCCTTGTCATAGAGGTAATGAACGGCAAGCTCATATTTCGCGCGGCTGCGAATGAGGATTTCCGCGTCGTTCATCCAAGGCGATGTAGTGTCCGTGTCGCTACTCGGGGCGTCAACGATAATGACGGCCGCCACGCGAGCGCTGTAGCCCGGCGCGTTAGGCTCGGGATAAAAAAAGAGGTTTTGCTCATACCAGCAATAAACGTACGGAAGCCCTTGCGTGATGCCGGGAACGTTCAGCGTTTCAATCCATGCCGGAGGTTTTGGGTCCAGCCTGTAGGGATATCCGCCCCAGTAGGCAAAGACGTAATCGATCTTCAAAATGTTGGCCAGCTCGGGAAAATCGCTGACGCTGTACTGATATTGCCCTTGGTTCAAATTGAAGAGATATTCCCGCGTCTCGTTGAAATAGAAACGCTCTTGCTGATAGATTGAAATCGCGTCGTTGATGCACGTCGCAATCTGGCCGGTGAGGTCGTCCCGCCCGATCTCGTCGGCAATCCTAGCCTTCATTATGGCGAGCGTTCCGGTTCCCATGGGCGGCCTCTGAATTCAATGGGCGGGCGCGGGGTAAGGAGGGGAACCCCCGCGCCCTCTCTCACGGGGGGAGAGAGCTTTTACTGATCGTTGTTCGGAACGTACTCGATAACGATCACAGCCTTACCAGCCGTCGCTGGGGTGCCGGTTTGGACGTATTTCACATAGATTTGTTGGGCGGTCGTAGGCGGCGTGAGCGCTGCGCCGGTCGTCGACGTATACGCCCCGGCAGTGCCCGCCGTCACGTCGCCAGAGGCGACAATGTTGTTGTAGGAGCTAGAATTATAGCCCACGGTGAGCGCGTTCGAACTGCCAGCGTTAAAAGCGCTGACGACGTTCACGACAGTCCGGAGAATTTGCGCTCCGGCTGGCAGATAAGCGTTGAACGGTTCGCCGTTTGGAATTGCAGCGTCGTTGTAGTTGACCGTGAAGCGCATATAGTGAACGGCCTGCAAAGGCAATTCGCGCGCGGTGTACCCTGGAGAGTTTGTAGCCATAGTCTCGCCTCTAATTCAAAAAAAGTGAAAGGGAGAAGGGACCGAAGCCCCTTCAATTACGCTGCGTAGGTCGAGACCACGACAGTGCCGTAATCCTCTGAGTTGAACTGCATCTTGTTCATACCCCAAATCGCCCAAGCGGAAATTTCGAGCTTGCGCTTGTGGTCAAGTAGCTCTTCGTTCCAGCGATAGCGAGTGGGGTTGCCGCCCTGGCGGCCCCAAGCGATGCCGCAAGCTTGCTGGCCTAGCAACACAGCCCGGCGAACGGTCGGGATGGTCGCTCCGGTCGAAGCGTTCACGCCGCAAGGCACGTCTTGAGACTGGCGAAGGATAACGCCGTTATATTCGCCAAGCGCGCCCGTGTAGATGGGGCTTGCCTTCTGATCGATGCCGCCCGACAGCGCAAATTTCTGGATGTCGAGCCACTGGCCGGAGCTTGTGTTTGTGCGAAGGTCGCGCACCTGCAAAGGATGCAGATACATGACGTACTTCTTTTGACCCTGAATCATGAGCGGCCTCACCATTTGCAGGTTATCGCCCACTTTGGCCAGCGTCACGGCCTGATCGATGAGATTGAGCGTGAAGGGGTAAGAGCTTGTCAAGCTCGCATCGGACGTGATCGCGCCTGGGGTTCCCGCCCACATCCAGCGATAGGTTGTCGGGGCGCGCGTGGCGTTCAAGCCAGTGTAGCGGGTGTCAGTGACCGACGTGACGCCGCAAACTTGATTGAAGAACGACAAGGAAAGCCGGTCGGCCCACCACTGAGCGAGCACTTCGCGGCCCTCTTCACGGAGATCGAAAGGAACGCGCTGTTGATCAATCGTGTTCGCGCTCTCGACGCCCACAACGTGACCAAGTTCGTTAATTTGAATTTGGTCGCTGTAGATCGAAAGCGCTTCGCCGTTACCTTCCGCGACGGTGCCCGAAACGATACCGGCGCCCTGCAAGCGAGCACGAAGGCCGTACGTGATCGTATCGCCGGGACCTTTGGCCAACTCGTCTTTGACCTGGATAATATTGTTCGGCCCCTTGCCCATGAGCGGCGCGATTTCGAGGTATTCGCGCATTGCCACGACAAGCGACTTGGACCACATTTTGACGGCAAATGCGTCATTCACCGCATAGGATGTATAAGCCATAGGGAATCTCTCACAAGACTGTGTTGTTGTTCGCCAGTTTTTCGCGCGTATAACGCTGCGCTTGCGAGCAACTCAGGTGACGCTCTGAGAGGAAAGCGGGCCTTTTAACGGGGGCCAGCCGAGCAAAGCAGATAATCCCCTGCTTGGACGGGAAAGCCGTAAGCAACAACCAAAGCAACAACCGCAACAAAACTGGCCATTTGGCCGCTTTCGCGATTAGCCGCCCAAGGCCCGCCGCCGATCAGCTTCACTCATTCGAGAATACACTTGCTCGAATTGATCTTCATGCATATCGACCAAATCTTGAAAAGTCAAGGGCTTATTTGAAGCGCCCCCGGCTGTCGATAGACTTGAAAAAGCTTGCATACCGCGCTGGATAGTTTCGAGCGTCGGATTGAGTTGCTGATTTGGAGCGCTATTCTGTTGCGTTTCACCCATGGGCGGCGTCGATTTTGCTTGAGGTAAAAAGCCGCGCGTCTTGGCAAGCTCAAAAATTGCTTGGGCTGGCCTTTTCCCCACTTTTTGCGCTTGTTGAACAATTTGGCGTTCCTCTTGGGCGACAATTGCCGAGCGCTCGGCATCGTTCGCGCCGATCCCGAACATCTCAAGCTCACGCATGCGCCCGTTGACAAGGTGCCGATAGGCGTCCGCGAACGCCGGTTCTTCGGTCATGAACCGTCGCGCGTCATTCTGATAGCTGCTTTCGAGGCTCTGTTGCTCAAAGCGCTGTTGAAATTCGGTCGTCTTGCCAGCGAGCTTTTGGTCGATTTCGTCGTATCGACTTTTAAGCTGTTTGAAAGCTCCGAAGATGTCCTTCTCCGGGTCTATCCATTCTTCGGCTTGGTTTTTCTTGGGCTGTTCCGGGTCCAGTCCCAAAAGATCGTTCAACACCTTAAGCCGCTCTTCGATACGCGCTTTGTCGCGCGCGTACTCAAGCCGCATTTGCTCTTTTTCTTCGTCAGATTTGCGCCGCTTTTCGCGTTCCTCGTGAAGCGCGTTGACGGGAACAAGCTTCGGCGCTTCCTGGCCTTGCGGGTCCAGGTTGCGTTCCTGGGTGGCCGGTTGCCGGACCGGGTTCGGGTTTGTTTGTGCGGACTTCTGTCCAAGCCGGTCTGCAGCCGGTCCGCCAGCCAGACTTGCAATCTGTTCCGATGGGTCTAAGGGTTTTTGCAGTTCCGGGCGCGCCGGTTCGGTCGAAGATGGCTGCGATTTCGCAACCGGCCCATCCTGGCCGCGCGTGCTGAAAAACTCCCTTTCCTCGGGCGTGAAATCGTCTTCTAAATCGATCATGGTTTATCCCCCTTGTTGTTGAGCCGGTCCGGAGCCGGGCATCATCGGAGCCGGAGCCGGGATTCGTGGAAGCGCCCCCGCGCTGTCCAAAACTTGAAGCGTTGCATCGGTGTGCAGCTTGTCGGCTTGCGCCTGGGCATGCGCCGCGCGCGCCCTGAGGTCTATGGTCTTGGCCTGCTTTTCCTGAATAGTCGCCACGTTCGTCGCGTCTCTAAGCTGCAGTTCACGCTGTTGAATTGGGCTTGTTTTGTTTGCGACCTCAGAAAGCTCTTGATAGGCTTGCGTCGGGAGCGGACTGTATTTCACAAGCGTCAGCGCTAGCTCCGGATTGTTCATAAACGGCTGCAGGAACGGCATAAGCTGTTGGATGGCCGCCCATGCCTGCTCTTTCTGAGTGGGGCTTGTAGGCGCATCCTCGATGACGATCTCATATTGTCCCGCCGTCTTGTCGCGAAGCAGCCTCACGCCCTTGTAAAAGCCTTCCTGGTTCCCTTCGACGCGGATAAGCCGACCATCGCTAAAATAGTCTTGGATGTAGCAAAGGCGCATCCTGGCATTGATCTTGCGGAAGCGCCGAAGGCTGTCGAAGATCGTCGCAAGAATAGTCATCGCAGATTGTTTGCGTTGAATTTCAACGATGCCGGGTTGGTCTTTGTTATTTTGCCCTAGCAACTCCATGTTGATGCCGGTCACGTCGCGGAAGCTATTTAGCGCGAATTCGAGCAACGGCTGATATCCAGCGACCACGCCCGCACCCGGCTTGGGCATAATCTTGTTGTTCGAGATCGCGCCCGCCGCGACCTCAGTAATGGCGTCCGGCCGCGCATAGGTTTCCTGGGCATCCCGAATATCGTTGAATGCCCCGGCTTCGGCCAAAATCCCGCCCTTAGCCGTGGTGTTCAGGATGTGCATGATCTGCGAAAGCCACTTATTCGCCCACATTTGCGGGTCTTTAAGCAGCTTGACAATGCCGAAATAATATCCTTTTTCGCTATCTATGTCTCCGGTAATGAACTGCCAAATAAAGCCATCTCTGTTTGCAGAATTTCCTTTTTTAAGAAGCTTGTTTCCAAGAATAGCCTCCCGGTAAACCTTGCGCTTCATTTTGACGCCTTGCAAGGCGCCGCCCATCATGGCCCGCATCATTTCAAAGCGCTGAACGTCAACACTTGCAAGCTGGCCTGTCGCCGGGTCTTGAATTCGATAATAGTCTTCGAGTTCGATCCATTGGGCATGCACAAGCCGGACGATGCTTTTCGGATCGTAGTCGACCGCGTTCTCGACACGCCTGCGGCGCTCTTCGACCGGGCGAGGCGGATCGCGATCCATATCGGCCTCCGTGGCCCACTCAGCATCTATGTCTTCCTCGCGAACGTCCGTGACGCCATGCGAGAAAAGCCAGTCACGGGCTTCCGCAAGCGTCATGGAGCGCACTCGGAACAAGCGCCGGGCGTCCACGATGTTTTTCTTCCGCGCGGCCCGATCCCAATACATCTCGATCGGGTAAACCCTGTCTTCGATGTATTTGCCGTCCGGGTCTTCCACGTAATCGATGCGCCCCTCTGTGCAGCCGATGCCGCACACAAGCGCGTCAAAAAAAGCTTGGCTTTGTTCATCCTCGGCATCGCAGCCGTCCGCCATCCACTTGTTGGCGGCGTTCAACGTGTCGTTGGCCGAAACTTGTTCAATGTCGCTGATTTGCTTGGGAAGAAAAATCGCAGTGTGCCGGTTGTTCACCTCGATGCCTGCAACCGATTTCAAAATCGGAAGCGTGCGATTGAAAGTGATCGTTGGGCGGCCCTGGATTTCGAGCTTTTTCTTGTCCGGGTCGCTCCATTGCTTTCCGGCGACGAACCGAAAATCTTCGCGCGCCCTGATGCGCCATTTCGAACTGTGTTCTTTGTCGTCCTTGAACCATTGAACGAGTGTTTCATACAGCGCGATGTCGTCCAGCCTGAACGGCTGTTGCGTGCTGTTGGCATCATCCCTGGAAACAAGTTGCGGATCGTCCATGGTCATCACTCCGCATAAGCCGCGACTTAAGGCGCGGTCAAAGCGCGCGTGGCATTATTCGCCCCGGCCTACCGTAACGTAAACGTTGGTTGTTGCGCCGCTCGATAAAACGCTGATGTAGGTCTCGCCGGGCGTCAGCCCGAAGACCTCGAAAGTCCCCGGCAAAACCGGCATCGAACTTGAAGACGCTTGGACCAAGCTATCACCAAAGGCGACATAGACCATAGCCCCCGAAGAAGGCACCACAATCCGCACGGTCGCTTCGCCACCTGTCTTACTCTTGATCTGTTGGCTTGTCGCAGAAGCGCCTGCCGAAATGGTGTAGGTCGTCTCAGGATGAAAAGCATTTAGCATAGTCACATCCCCGTCAGTGCGCCGCCAATAAAATCGGCGGCCATTTGAGAAGCTGCAGCTGGAAGGCTAGCGGTGTTCGAGACCATTCGCGCGATTGTGACACGCTGCCCCGCTGCAGTATTCAGTGTAAACGAAAGAAGCTGTAGGCGACCGCCGTCAAGATTTATCATAACGCTCGAAAGCATGCTCCCGGCATTGCCGAGCGCTGCACTAAATGCGGCGTTAATTGATGCTATCGACACGGCGCGGTCGTCCCCGCTTTTTCTTGACAAGTGGTTGTGAAGCCACTTCTGCGCATGATTTTTGTGCGTCGTCAAGTATCTTTTGAATGTAGTCTGCGATTTGATTGATAAGAAATGATTTTGGTGTGCTTTCGATTTCTCCGTCGATCCAAGTATCATTAATCATTCTGCGCTGCCAAGCGTTAAATAACTTTTCAAGATCGTCTCGAATTTTTAAGCTGCCCATGCCGATACTCCCGTCTCATGGTATGATCGCGATTTGCGTTCTTTCATTTTTTGGTCGGGCCGCGCGAAAGTCAATAAAAATGCGTCGGCTTGATTGGTCGACCGGCCCAATTCTTTCTTCGTTTCTTCCTTTTTTTCAACGACAATTTGGCCGGTCGCATTAAAATCGTATTTCGGAGCGGCCAATTCAGCGACTAACCTTTCGCAACCTTTAGGCATATAGACGTTTTTGGCCATAAACCATTCTCGGCCCCTGAACCAAAGCTCCGAACGCAGTCGCAAATACCGGTCAGAGGTACTAGCACTCTCAGCCACGTTGACCGGAACAGCCGGAAGATTGTAGCTGATAAGAAAATCGTAGGCGCTCGCTCCGACGCCGATCACGTCGACCATAATCGAGCATGGCCGCATATCGTCGTCGGTGCGGTTCCATTCTTGGAGGACATGGT